CTGAGAACAGCCCATTTGCTCAACGGAATTGGGTATGGGGAATGTCTGGAATTGGCTCAAATGTAAGCCGTGACGGAACCTCAACGGTTATTGCAAATCTGCCAAGGTCAAATGTGCAGATGGAGAGTATTACTAACTCAGGCCCACCATTTGCCGCTGGATCAAATATCCAGCTATCTGGAACTTTTGTTGGAGGGGTATTTACTGGCAGTGTTCTTTTTGTTGGACCAGGAACTCCGCCAACGACTTCGACAACGACTACGCCTCCACCAACTTCGACGACTTCAAGTACAACCTCTTCGACGACTTCTTCAACGACCAGTTCGACGACGAGTTCAACGACCAGTTCGACGACGAGTAGCACAACATCTTCGACGACAAGTTCTACGACTTCAAGCAGCACGACTTCAAGCTCGACCACAACTACCGCGCCACCGACGACGACGAGTTCGACTACAAGTAGTTCAACTTCAACGAGTTCCACCTCTACAAGTTCAACATCGACGACTCAGCCACCGTTGACGACGACGACAACGATGCCGCCATGATAATTGTAGATCAACTTTGGCCTCACTATCTGAAGAGCCAAGACTACTCAAAGATGGCGGAATTTGGAATCACTATTTCAAAAACAGGTAGTGAAGTTAGAAATAATCCAGAAAATTTCGTTATCTCTTGGGGTGATTCAGTTCATCAAACCAGATGCGCGATGATTGAGACTGGTTTCTTTTGGGATGGGATTCACATCGACTCAATGGGACTTTACGAGAATGCATCATTCAATTTCCCAATGGCTCGCGGAATTATTGAATCATACGATGCCAAGGTTTCTTTTTCTGAAATGCAGAAAAGAGGATTAACTATGTCCAAGTTTAGGCAGTCTCATGAGAAAGTCGAATGGGATGGTATTGTAATAGCCGCGCAACATCCTGGCGATAGAAGCATTTGGAAAGCTGGATCAACTGGTGATTATCACAAATTCTTGGATGAGGCTTGCTCATACTACAAGGGTAAAGCATTTATAAAACTTCATCCGGTGGTGATGGGTAATGCGTCTGAACTTGAAATAGTTCGAGGTATAGCAAATAAACACGGAAGCCAGTGCGGCCATGTGGATATTTCTATCGTTGATAAGGCTGAATTTGTCTTGGTTTATAACTCAACATTCGTTGTAGATGCCATTGCAGCAGGTAAGCATGTTGTGCAATATGCTCCAGGTTACTTTTGGCAGTCTGGAGTAACGCAATACACGGGGCGATTGATACCATCGCGAATTCAGGAATGCGACAAATCATACAAATCAAAATTTCTCGACTTCCTTGTGTGGAAATATTGCTTTCACAAGATGACAAACTTGGGTAAAATTGCTGATATTGTAAAGGTTTTCGCGTCATCAAAAGAACTTTTCCCATTGCCGGACGAACTTAGCTTTGCTTCATTTGTCCTTGGGAGGATATTAATTTGAATCAAAATCATCTTGGAGGACATTGTAATATAACTCATGTTGATGATGGGTCTTTAGCTTTGTTAAAGCAAAGATTAGACATTAAATCCATTCTAGATATTGGTTGTGGTCCAGGCGGAATGAAAAAGGTGTGTGAGCTAATTGGTGTGTCATGGACTGGAGTTGACGGGGACCAATCCTGCTCAAATGAAAATGTGATAACTCACGACTTCACAAAAGGGCCATTAATGACGCATCACCGAGATTTAGTATGGTCCATTGAGTTCGTGGAGCACGTTGATGAACAGCATGTTACGAATATCTTAGCTGCATTCAAGTTGGCTAAAAAGGCTATCTGCATGACTCATGCGTTGCCAGGAAAGAAAGGATTTCATCATGTTAATTGCCAGCCTTCTGAATACTGGATTGACAAAATAACGTCATGTGGATACGAGTTGGACATCGAACTCACTCAACATATTCGAGAAAACTCAACTATGAGGCGTGAGTTTATGAGAAACACTGGGATGGTCTTTACAAAAATATGAATCAATTAAAACTAACCATTTCAATGGCAACCTTCGATGATTTCGATGGAATTTTTTTTTCCGTTCAATCACTCCGAATATACCAAGACCTTCCAGAAAACACAGAATTCCTGATTCTCGACAATAATCCTGACAGTGATCATGGAAGGCAGATCAAGCACTTCGCTAAGGACGTTCTAAACATGCGGGTGGTTGATGTCACTGATCGCCAAAGCAGCTTCGTCAAATATGACGCATTCAGCCTTGCTACTGGCGATGTGATCCTTGGTCTTGATTGCCATGTTCTGCTACAACCTGGATTCATCGCTTCCATGATGGAATATTGGTCACGCAATCCAGACTCCAAGAACATGCTTACGGGGCCACTGCTATACGACAGTCTGAAAGCCACAAGTGAGCAAATCGACCCAGTGTGGCGAGGTCACGACTTTGGAATTTGGGGCGACAATAAGGAAGGCTTGAAGTCGGGTGAGCCTTTTGAGATTCCAGCACAAGGAATGGGATGCTTTTCGTTTATCCGCGCCAACGCTCCTGTAATCAATCAAGGATTCCGAGGATTCGGCGGCGAGGAATGGTATATGGCCGAGATGGTTCGTCACAATGGCGGCAAGGTTATCTGCCATCCAAAAATGGGCTGGAATCACCGTTTCAACTGGCCGAAGCGAACTTTCCCTCTCACGATTGATGACAAGCTGCACAACTACTACACAGGTTGGCTGGAGATTTACCGCAACATCAACCACCCGATGATGGTAGAAATGACACAGCACTGGATTTCTGAGCTTGGCGAGGATGTGGTCAAGTTGGCTATTTTCAAAGCCGTTCTTGGTAATGCGTTTATGCTGCCAACAAATCCGCCAAAATCCCCCTTGCCCATCCAGCCATAACGGTTAGAATCGGTGGAGATGTCCACTGGCCTAACAGTTGCGGATGTCAGGTCAATGATTGGCAATGCCATCTTTCCTGGCAATCCTAATTCCGAGCTTTTCCTACCGATTCTCAATCAGGGAGTCGAGAGGATCATCAACTCTGGTTTGTGGAAGAATATGTACGGCCAAGTGGATTACCCGTCCACTACTGGCTACATTACCCTTCCAAGGCGCTACGAGTCCATTGTTGGCGTAACTCGCGTCAACTGGCCTACGATGCCATTCTCGCGCATGCAGGAGTTCATGACTTCTGGCCCTGGCTATATTGACGAGACAACGAGAGATCTTCGCATCATCTTGGATCAAGGCGATGTTTGCACGCAGGAGTATCAAGCTGACGCTGGATTCATCGAACTTGCAATCGACAATTCATACGATGTTGGTCAAGTGGTGCGACTATATGGTCACGACGCAAACGGCAATACCATTTTCGATGCTAACGGTGTAGAAGGCATTGACCTGACGCTCGCTAATCCAACGGCCACAACTGCTGTTCAGATGTTCGTTACTCAGGTAGTCAAGCCTCTCACTACCGGCAACGTCACGCTATCAGTCGTTGTTTCAGGAACTCCGACTGAGCTTTCTGTCTATGAGCCAAGTGAAACGAATCCTATTTATCGTCGTTACAAGGTTGGCACAATCGAGGCTAGCCCAGACAATAAGCCAGTGCTTCGATGCCTTTGTAAGCGTCGTTTTGTTCGACTCATTCAAGAAACTGATTTGATCTGGCCGGATAATATTGGTGCGCTGAAATTCGCAATGAAGGCGATCCAGCTTGAAGACAGTGGAGCCACAGAGCTTCAACAGTCGCAGCTTTTCTGGCAGAAGTGCTACGAAGTTCTTAACCAAGGACTGAAACAAAACCGAGGAGCTATCCGTCCTAAAATGGCAATGGACTGGTCTTTCTCAGCCGGACAAACTCCACAAACTCGATAAATTATGGCATATACACCACGCAGATCAGGCATTAATGATTTCCAGATGAAGCAAAATCTTCCATCAGCATACAGTCTCAATACAGGACAAGCTAGTCCTGGTGCTTTGGAAAATATGCAGCGTAACAACAATGAAATGCTGCCGCCATCGCTGCAACGCTCAACGCCAGTTGGACGTTCGCGCAACTCTCCAGAGCGCATTGCTGAACGACAGCTTCGCCTTGAATCACGCAAGGTTGACCAAGCTCTTTCTCCATTTGCCCAATCTAATATGCAGTCTGAAGGACTCTCTCAGCCTCAACAGATGGCCCACAATTCAGTTTTTGGAGCGATGCAACCACAAGCATTTACCATTTACCGCTAAAAAACATGGCTACCACAATCGCTGGTGACACGGAATCACCGACATTCAATGCAACGAGCAATCCATACACTGGAAACAGTTATGAAGCTTTAGGCGGAGCATCCAGACTCACGCCTAATTTCCAGTCCATTTTTGTCAATACGAAGCCGCAAATCTCAACCGCCGAACAGCTTCTAAAAGCCGCTCGTGAAAAGTTGATGAACGCTGGCGCCGCTGCTCGAATGAAGATGCGTGAGCAGGAGGAACAAGGTGTGCGTTCGTATGTGCCTGAAAATAAATATGCCGCAGATTCCGAATTGATGACTAGGGTTCTTGACTCTAATCTCCCAATGCCAGAAGGAAATAAACTTGACCCTTACCCAACTCAACTTCAACAGCGTCCAACTGGAGGTGTTATTGCTACTTATAGTCCACAAGAGCGTATTGTGACTAGCCGCTACGGAACCGGAACAGCAACTGCCAGCACTGGCAAACCAGCAACCTTCGACGGTAAAACCAAAGCTCAATTCTTTGGTCAAGCTGCTGCTCGCCAAGGGGTGGACAACAAATATGCGCGTGCTGAGAATACTGGTAAGATTGACCGGAAAACAGGCAAGCCGATCTACACAAACAAGCCTATTCCAAAAGGCTCAGACGCAGGCACTGAACGAGTTTTTGAGGCTATGAAGAATGGCCGTCCAATGCCACCGCGTCAAATGGATGAGTATGAAGCGAGAAAAGCCGCTGAAGCTCTCTGGAAAGAACGCACATCCGCTTAATTTATGCCAGTCATTGACCTTGCCGACTACCTTGGAATGCCTGCTCAGGCTCCCGCCAATCCAGTTTTTAACCAAACTCGGAAATCTACTGGCGTGGCATCACTTGATCGTGAGGTTGAGGATTTCTACAAGGGTGCGGCAGCAATAGATCAGCTTCGCAGCCTACAACGCCTAGCTCCAGTATTTGAAGCTCAAAAAGCGCAACTTGCCTACGACGACATCGCGCAAAAAGCCAACGACCTGCGAAAAAAGCAGGAGATTGAGGCGCAGGTTGAACGTGCGGCGAGCGAACTAGCTGGCGGTAATCTCAACCCTGAGAGCGATGATTTTGCGGTGAAATATCGCGATCTGGCGACTCGCAATCCCTTGGCGTTTAGCGATCCTCGATTTAGCACTGTGGCTGGACTGTATGAAAATCAATACAAGGGTTATCAGCAGGCGAAGCAGCAGAGAGCGGAAGCTGAACGTGCTGCTTCCATAAAGGCTAATGAGGACTTGCGAACTGCTATTGGTGGATACCTCCAGTATGGAGGAGATTCAGAAATAGCCAAGAACATCAAATCAGTCGAAGAGGCTAAATATCTTGAGGGGCAGATGAAAAAAGCTGCAAGGGATAAAATTGGAACTCGCGGTAGTTCTACCTCCGAAGAAGGACGCAGGTTAAAGAACATTTTGGATGCCAATAAGGATGAACTGGATTATCTCGAAAAACAAATTGATGCTTTCAAATTAGAAGATACAGATCAAAAATATCTTGATGCTCAAGATGCTGTAAATAAATCCCGCGCAGAATGGATTGCATTCAATAGAACCGGAGGAGTTCCAGCCGCAGCCGCCACTCAGACTGGAATCGAAGGCGTATCGGGTCGAACACTGGGAGATTCTGGAATTCCAGCAAGACCCAAGGAACAAGCTGCTGTTCCATTCAAAGATACCATGAAAGGATTGGCGGCACCTAAGGCAGAAGATATTCTCAAGGTTAATGAGGCTGAGGTTTTGCAAGGTATTAATGATCCTTCTGCGGATGAGAATACCTATATAGCAGCTATTTCAGATCCGAATGTTTCACTCAAGGTTAAAGAGAAAGCACTAAGCAATCTGCGTGATTATGTGAATAATCCAAAACCCAAAACATTTGCCAATTTTTCTGAAGGTTTGCAATATGCTGAGAAACTTGAGAATAATCTCAATGATGCAGAGATGCAATTCTCCATAGAGAAAGATAAATCAGTTGCGAATCCTGTATGGGATGAGGTCAAATCGGTAATGGACTCCAAGATAAAAGAGGTCGCAAAAAAACTAAACATGACCACGGAGACATTGCTTAATTCTCTCATTGAGAATGAAGTATTACCAGGTGATAAAGTTGGACCTGAAATTGTAGCTAAATACGGAAATGTATGGTCCAATGAGGTTCCAACGCGCAACATCTTCAAGGCTCTATCTGGGGTTGATTGGAGGAATAAAATTCCATCCTTTGAGCCATTGAAAAAACTTCCAAATGCTTACAATCTTGGCTTGTCTAGCGGCAAAACATGGACCGATGTATTTGATTCGTATATTGACGAAAAATCAAGATCACCATCTCAATCGCCACAGCCAGTTCAAGAATCCATTGTGGAAATTTCAAACGAGGAAGAAGTTGATGCTTTGCCAAAGGGGTCTAAATTTAGAGGACCGGATGGTAAAGTCCGCATCAAATAACTTCTTTTATGGCTTCTGAAACAGACTGGCTGACAAAATACCCCGAAGTCGAACAAAAATCTTGGCTGGATAAGTATCCAGAGGCCGAGGAGAAACCATTTTTCGACCTGTCTGACACTCTTTCCGCCACTGGAAGAGCTTTCACCTCTCTTGGAACGAGCGTTCCTGCGTCAATGCGTCAGGCATTTGGAGGCTTGGAAAATCCTTGGCAGCGCAGTGAGAGCTACATGCAAAGTCGGGCAGATATGCAAGCTCTTCAGGAAGAGCTTAATGCTTCCGAAGCAGCCGCTATGGAAGGCGGTGACGCATCATCGGTTTCATCCTCAATTCGAGAAGCGACTCCAAGCCTTGGATTTTCAGGATCAACGCTAGTTCCAAGCCTTGCGGCAGGCGCAGTAACCGCCCTTGCCACCAAGAGTCCAGTGGCGGCACGTTCAGCAGCAGCAGGAACATCGCTTTTGATGGCCTACCGCATGGCTGGCGCTCAATTCCTTGATGATTCTCGCGAAAGAATCGACAATTTCTTCCAAGAGAAGCTGCAACGTCCGTTGACTCCAGAAGAGCAAAATGAGGCATACGAGGAATTGCTTCCTTTGGCCCGCAAATTTGGCGCTGCCGAAGCTGGCCCAGAAGCTCTTGGTAATATGGCCCTCGGTGGCGCTGGAAAATACATCCGAAAGGCTCTGGGTGGCAAGAATGGCATCATGAGCCTTGCCTCCAACGCTCTATCTAAGGTCACTGGAGCTAAAGCAGTAGGAGCAGGTATTGGCGCTGCTGCTGGTGAAGTTGGCACAGAAGCGATTACCGCAGTTGAGCAGGATCGTATCAACAAGGAGTTTGAACAAAGTGTTCTTCGCGGGGAAGCGCCTGAGAGTGTTGTTTTGCCGGACAGGACGGTGCAAGATTATACCAAAGGAATCACTGAAGTTGCTCCGACAACTCTCGCGATGACTGGATTGATGGGATTGGCTGGACTTGGACCAACAGCCCTCAATCGAGGTTATAGAGCTTTGCGTCCACAAGCTGAACAGCAGGCTGTTGAAACGGAAATTGTTCCAGAGGAACCAGCGCCAGCGCCAGAGCCTCCAAGCCAAATCATCCCCAAAGAGCTAGTCGTAAAAGCCAACGAAACATCTCCTGATGTCTCAAGCTCAACTACTGCCTTCGTGGAGCTTAATGAAAATCTGCTCAAAACTCAAGCTGAAGGCGCTGCTGATAAAGCTGCTCAAATGCTGGCCCAGGAACAAGCCGCTCAAGCTCAAGTTGCCGCAGAACTCCAAGCGCAATTGGAAGCGCCCACTCCAGAGCAACCGCTTGCACAAGAACCACAAGCGCCTGTTGAATTGCCAGTTCCAACTGTTGTTCCTACCGTAGAAACACCTTCTCCAGCAATGGAGCAGATTGAAAAGCCATCACAAACGATCACTGACTTCAATGGCGAAATCGCGCCTGAAATGCCAGTGCCGCCCCCGACTGTGGAAGCAGGTGCAGGGGTGGGTGAGGCACCTGTTTCCAGGCCAACAAGTGGTCGTAAGCCAGTCCTAGCGCCACAGGTTCAAGAGATGCTTGCTCAAGCTGCTGCGATCAACGCAGGAACGCAAACTGTCGCCCCTTCCACCAACGAGTTTGTCCAGAAGATGACAGGGCAAGTAGCCCCACCAATCACTCCTACCAAGGAGACGCCGACGCCCGCTACCGAAGGCACGGTCATGCCGGGAGGCAGCGCCATGGAGCGGGATTTATTGAAGCCTTACGCGAATATTTCAATTCCTGATTTAGAGGCATTGCCAGAATCAGACTGGAGTCGTCGTCGCGATTATCTGGACGGCAAGATGCGTAATAATCAGCAGGAAAAATCCAACCTACTAAAAACTCCAAAATCAAATTGGGAAAGTCGCGAATATAATGAAAACGCCAGAATCAACGATGTCGCTGCAAGTCTGCGAGCAGCAATCCAAGATATGCAATCAGCGAGGCCAGACCTCGAAAAAGTCTTTACTAAAAGTAAAAGCCGTCAAGATGCGGAAGAAATTCAATCTGGTGACGCCAGAAGAGAGAGAACAGAACTTCAACAGCAACCTGAAACACTTCCAAGCATCAGCGAGCAGCCTAAAGTTACCGAGGCTCCCAGGGAGTCTAGGGGTAACATTGCACGCGCTGGTGACATTGCGGGCAACGTCGTAGCATCAAATGCCCAAAGGTTTGCAGCTAATATTCGCGCTCAATTTAAAGCTGATGAGCTTGCCGACAAAGCTGAAAAGCTGAAGGAGAAGTATTATTCAATCAACGCATCCGCTGGCAAAAGGGAGTCGGAATCCAAAAATAAAACGCTCCAACAATGGAAGCAAACTGAGGCAAAGGCTAAACAGGCCAAGGCTAACGCATTTGCTGAACTCAGGAAGCAAAACAAAGGTTTTACTGTTGCGCAATTAGAGGACAGAGAGCCGTTTATGGCTGCTAAAACTTTGGAACAGCATGGCTTAACAAAACTTGCGACTGATGTAGGCTACACACGTCAAGGCGAGCTATACGTTTTCTCCCCCCAAACCACAACGGTAGCCACACCAACAGAAACCGCTGCTCCCTTGGCTAAGGAAGCGGCGGTAGCCAGTGTTGTTCAACAACCAGCAGAGGGGTCGATCCCTGCTGTTGAGCAAGAATCTGCTACAACTGCCATAGAGTCAAATGAAAAAGCGGACATTGGATATGGCGCAAAACTCAATTCTGCACGCAATGTTATCCGTGGTCTTGGGCCTGATAGTATCATGGCTCAACAGCAAGCGTTGAACAGCTTGCTATCTATGTCTGTTGCCGAATTACAGAGCGCCTTTGAAGTGCTCACTGGCGATACAACCAAGTTAGCCAATAAGCGGCAGCTTGCCAATAACATCCTAAATGAGATTCTTGGGCAGGAGCGAAGCGGCGAATCTTCATCGGTAAGTCAGATTTTCAAAGAGTCTGAAAAAGAGGCCGCAGTGCAAGAAGTAGTCGATGAAAGCACCGATCTAAATCCAATCACGGATGAAATGGTCGAGTCATCACTGACTCCCGTAGAGAAAAGAGAAGCGGCTATCATCCTTGGAAAGAAAACATGGGCTGATAGCAAGGCTTTATTCAAGCAGCGAATGGCTGACTGGATGGCTGGAGCCAATGAGACATCTAAAAAACTCATCAAGTTTTTCAAGACTGTTGCTAACAAGGCGAGGCTTTTACTCGCTGCTAGCATTGGTCTATCAATGGCAAATAGCACATCGGATGTTAATCTAGCAACGAGTGATCAGTTTAGGGCTTTCAAGATACCAGTATCAAGCATACTTAATAGCAAGCCTGCCAGACCTCAATTTGGCAGTCTTCCAGATATGAGCATTGGTATTCCAGAGCAAAAAATACCACTTGGATTAAGCAATGTTGAGCTAAATAAACGTCCCCAAATTGATACGCGAGGAAAGAAGATTTCGTCAGATGCTGCCAAAACTGCTCAGTGGGTTTTAGATACAGCAGACTCTGAGGGCTATCCATTTATCGTCACAGATAAGATTGGAGCAACCATGTATTTCTTTGACGAAAAAGGAGTATTGCTAAAGAAGTCTCCAGTTTTGGTTGGTAAAAATGTCGGTGATTTTATTGGAAATACAGATGCAGGAAGAATTACACCATCTGGCAGATTTGAGATAGCTCCAGAAACAGACGCTACATACGGTAATGTATTTTCTGTAATGGGGACAGATATGGTTGACTCCGAGACTGGAGAATTAGTAGAAGTGGCGATTCATCGCTTAGCCCTACACGATCCTTCCGAAAAAAGACCTCAGAGAATTGCCACAGCAACACCTCTTGATAATCGAATTTCATGGGGGTGCATGAACCTTGATAATAAGGTCATGGATTGGGCCTTCAATAATTATCCATTGGGAGGTCTTATTTACATTCTTCCAGAAACTGCCAAGGGAAGGTCAGTATTCGCTCCACTTAATGCAGCGAATATAGAATCATCTAAGCAGCTAGCGAAAAATTCAAATGTAGATCTTCGCGATGATTTGAAAAGAAAAGAGGATAAAAAGCTAGAAGCGGCACAAAAGAAGCGCGAGGAGCTAAACCTCAAAACGCTCAACTCGCTCATTCAGAAAACGCGCACGAACGTCGTTCAAGGCACCGTCAAGGCAACTGACGCCAATCAAGCTGTCGCGATTCTCAATCGTTCAGGCGAGATTCCAAATGTACTCTTCACCTGGATTGGCACCTCTAAAGACTTCCTTGCTGATCCAGCTAATCGCGTTCGTTATCCTGAGACTTGGGCAGCAGTAAGCGCCAACTCAAAAATCGAAGGCATGTCGGAAAATGGACAGCCGATTGTCTTCACGGACAACGTAGGCGTATCCGATCTTGATCGCAAGCTAGCCAATCTTCAAGGCACTACGCCAGAAGTGGCGGCAGTTCGTCGCGTCATTCTTCACGAGAACATCCACAAGGGCATGTTCTTCTTGTCGATGAAGGAGAAGATGCAGATCTTCGCGTTCCTTCGCCGGATGTATTCTCCAGAAGAGCTTGATTCACTTGCTAAGTCCTACAGCGAATACTCTGACTGGCGCACGAATCAGGTGAGCTACTTCAGCATCCTTGAAGAAGCGATGACTCGCGACTTCGACTCGATGGTGGAAATCCCGCGTGATGGCATTTGGGCAGAGTTCATGCAATTCCTGCGTGGCATCTGGCAGAAGATCACTGGCAAGACGAGCGAGCCTACGCTGAAGGACTACAAGGACGTTTTCCGCTTGATTCGCAATAGCTTGAAGAACTCGGAGAAGGCTAATGCTGACATGCTGGTGAATGGTGGAAAAACCAAATATGAAACTTATGATACATCCGTTCGTCCTTACGCATCCGAGGGATATGGTAGCCAGCGCATGGAAGGTGTTTCGACTGGGGACAACTCTCCAAGAGCGCAGGCAATACGAAAAGCTGTTTCAGAGTCGAACTGGAATGAACTTTCACCAACTCAGAGGGCGAAAGCTCTGGAAGAGTTTGGACTTCAATCTATTCAATCGCGTTATTCCTTCGATACCGCGATACTTCCTGTACGAGTCACCAACGAAAGAACGCCAAAAAATAGACCGGCTAGTGTTCTCTCTTCTGGCGCTACTCCAACAATTACCATCCAATTCGACACTACCGGGTTGGCCGACTTGCTCAATGGAGATGCAGTAACTGCTTTTGCCAATGTCTTTGATATGGCGCAAGAGGAGGTGATTCATGCCGCTCAACATCTCAACATTTACAATCGTTGGAAATCATCAAATTCCACCGATAGCGTTGGTCTGTATGAGTTGAAGTACTACACTTCAATGATTAATGAGGTGGCTCAAATTGCTGGCGATGAGCTTCGTAATGGCAATTCTGCGGTAGCAAACGTCTTCACAAACGCTTGGAATCTATACAATCCAAATGACCAAGCATCAGATGTAAATGATGCAATCAGCAAGATCAAGACAGCGCCAGAAGCGGCAGCGTTCGCAATGGAGCTATCACGCATGATGCTTCAAATGCAGCGCCAAGATTTCACCAGCGAGACTGGATGGATGCGTTTTGTGGAAGCAATGAAAGCATTGTTGAATGATATTACGAATGCTCTTAAAACTGCTTTGGCAATGGCTAAAAACGGCCAAGTTGGCAAGCGTTTACAGGACGAGATTAGCGAAGTTAACGCGCTAATGAACGAGTTGGAATCTGCCTCACAGCCAATAGCATCCAAAGTCGAATACGACTCCCCTAACGATGCCGCATTCAACAGTGGCGCTGAAGTAGCTCGCAACACTGACTACGACCAACGCGACAAGGAAGTGCGTTCTACTATTCGCGCAGCATACGATATTGCTCCAAAGACAAATGGCCCATCGGTGCCGCTAGACGAGCTTTTCAGCATCGTGAAGCAGTCGATGCCTGATCTGACGGAAACCGAGTTCAGCCGCATCTTGCAAGGGCTGTATGAGGACAGTGGGGCGCTTTTGATTGAAGGTGAATCTCCATTTGCCACCTTCACCACCGAAGGAGAACGCGCTGGCTCTGTCATCGTTATGCCACCGTCTGGATTCCAGACAAGAGCGATGGCGTCTATGATTGATCCTAAAGATGCTGCAACCAAGCAGTTCGCGAAGAATATTAAGGACATCAACAGTGGCACAGCTAAGGCTGCATTCGACGGTGTGCAGTTTGTTGACTTCGAGCCAGTTGATCACATTGTTAAGCCAAACAAGTCATACGAGCAGGTAGCAATTGATTATGTAAATAGCTTTATCGCAGAAGGTGGCACTCTTGAGCAAATGGCAAACTCTGTCATTTCTCCAGATTTTCTATCTAGCATTGGCATCGAAGATGATGTGAAGGCACGTCAGGCGCTTGTTGCAGAGGTTAAGAACCGAATTGTAAACACCCGCAGCAAGAAGAAATCAAAAGTTGATAAGAAGTTCTTCGAGAGGTTAAACAATCGCGTTTCGTCTTTCTGGCAAGGTCTAGGAACCAAAAGCGGCGGCAACCAAGGTCAGCGTGCATACATCATTGGTAATCCTCGTTACTCATGGATGTTCTTGAGCGATGAAGTTGAAAAAGACTTGAAGGAACGCCGAGACAACATTCTCACTGTTCAGTTTGGTAATGATAACGCGACTAGCTTCACTCAGAACTCGTATGAGAATTCTGATAAGGCCAATCAGCAGGCGATGGATGAGAATATCAATGATGCTGAGGAAGCTCAGGAGTTTGATCAAGATGCAGCAGATTTGGCGGCAGGCGAAGCCACGTTGACTGGCGCATTTTTGAAGCTCTATGAGGATCTAAAAGACTTACTAAGGCAGAATGGCTTGATTGCTAAAGCCAGAGCTTCACGGGTAGCAAATGCAGCAAAGGCATCCATCTCTGATACTGAGAGAAACGCCATTATGTCCATGTCGGACGCTGAATTGAATGCGCTTGAGTCCAAGAATAATAAGCGCATTGGAGAAATCCTCAATACCCTACTTGGTAAGGAAGAAACAGCGGACACAACTGAGAAAAAGACCGTGCGTAAGAAGCGCGAGAAGATGGTCGAGATTGTTAGGAAACGCCTTGAACAAGGTAAGACTATTGATTTCTCCCAGCAAATTGACAGTCTTTTCACAACTGAGAATCCACAACGCGATGAGATTATTGACGATGTTTCTAATGCTTTGCTACAAGCGGCAAAGAAGCGTGGAGTTAAGCCTTCTCAAAAGACCGCATTGGCAGACTTAGTTGCCAGTATCAAATCTCTGCTCAAGAGGAATATAAAAGGTGAAGATTTAAAAGCTGACGAAGCGCCATTGGGTCAATTGCTAGCGAGGACATATCTCGACAACCTCACGGCAACTGAAGCTAAGTTGTTTGCTCAAAGCTGGAAAGCTGGACGTGAAAAAGTTCGTGCTATGCTCACAGAGATGGGCGTTGAAGGCACTCAACTGGAGGCTGAACTGAATGCCATCATGCCAGAAACTCCAACGATTGCATACAATCCATCGGCAGTTCGCAAGGCAATTACACGCGCATTGCGTGAAGCCGGTCTTGATGCCAATGATCTTTTGGCTAACACGCAGTCAGTTAAATCTGAAATACTCAAAGTGTGGGATAAAGCCGCTGTTGATGCTGGCTTAACGCCTTCTGTTTGGCAAGAAGGGCGCAAGCTTGCTGAGAAGTCGATTGATGAGTTTGTTATTGAGCGCAAAGCATCCAAGGAAAAGGCAAAGCAAATTGCCAAAGTGGTATCTGATCAGGCTAACAATCCAGTGTCGCTAGCTGATTTCAGCAACTCACTGTCTCAATTCAAACTCAATGATAGCAAGGTTAAAGAGCTTTTCGACAAAGCTAAAGTTCTTGCGAATAAAAAAGTTCAAATTGCCAATGACAGGGCTATTCGAGTTCTTTTTGAAGCAGAGAATAATCTAGCTCAAAGCGCATTCTTTAATTCCACTACCAAGCCAGACACCATTGTTAAGGCTTTCCGCGAGCAAGTGAGTGATCCAATGAGCCGTCAGGATTTCAAGGATCGCATGGACGCAATGAAAGTCAGTGGAGAATTGGCCGATAGGCTTTTTGACAAGGCTGCTCGTGAGAAAGACAACGCACAGTGGAAGCTTGCTCAAGACATGCTTGAAGGGCCAAATGCTCTGCGTAACATTCTTCGCGAGATCAATCGCGCACGTCCAGGTAATCAAGCGCCATTGTCTGAGCAGATTCCTTGGCGTCAGCTTCTCTCCCAAAGCGCAAAGACAGTCGAAGAATACCGTCAGCGTATCCTTGACGCCATCTCTGCCAACGAATCACTCAAGAACGCAACGCCAGAGCAAAAGGCACGTCTCGCAGAACTGTTCACTGAAGCATGGGAAACCAAGCGTAAACGCATTCTCGACAGCATGCAGGAGCGATTGATCCGTGAGCAAGAGGCAAAGGGTAATCTCAGCAAAAAAGCTGCTAAAGCTCTTCAGGAAAATCGCATGCGTATCGTTGAGGACATCAACCTTGGCATTTTTGACAACGATGAAATCGCGAAGATCATAGCTGAGAAATTCGGCATCAAGTCCGAGTTCACTGATGAAGAGCGCCAGAAAATTGAGTCGCTGATTGCAATCTTGCAGGATGAAACACTCAACCGCGTAAAGCGCAACAAAGCAGCTTACGAGTTGCTGGAAACGCTCAGCGCACAGACGGATATTTCAATTGCTAAGTTGTTGGCAAACTTCTGGGTATCTAGCGTGCTTTCTGGGATGAACACGGTGTTCTCTATCGGCATGTCTGTCTTTAGTGGTATGGGTGAGCTTACCACCGCTCTGTCTCGCATCTTTTCTGCTGCATTCTCAAATCCAAAGCAGCTTTCGTCCGAAGTTGCAGCGGCATTTAAGACTCTGGCAAGAGTAATATCTGCCGTCCCTCGTCAAGCCAACAGAGCTTGGCAATACCTCGTCACAGGAGATCAAGCATTCCTTGATCCATCCATGAACGATGCGCTCAAAAACATGGATTACGCATCCATCGGTAAGAATAACCAGCTTGCTGAGCAGATGGCGAAGTCTGATAAGATTCTTGAAAAGAGCATGGGTCTTTTCATGCGGACAGTTAGCCGACTGCTCACCGCTCTCGATTTGTTCAACAGTGGACTCACTAAAGAAGGCTCGCTTTCTATTGTGTTCCGCCAGCTTGATCTTGATCCTGCTAAAATCCAAATGCTTGAGAAGAAGTCTGACTTGAAGGCATACAAGGATCAGGTGATTCGAGACTATTTCAACAATGTGCAGCCAAAAACTCTCAACGAAAAAGCACTCGTTGATTCCTACGCCATGGCTGAAATGATGAAGGCTCTGGATGAGATTGGCAACGTGTCTGAAAACGCTGACCAAATGGCGATGCAGGGTGCGATGACGCTCGATCCTTCTGGCCTTGGTGGATATGGCTACCGTTTCGTCAAATCAATGATGAAGAGTGCTGAATCTGGCACCGATAAATTGTTGGAACGAAACCTTCGCAAATGGGATGAGGCAGTCGGTGTAGATGAGAAAGCGGAAGCTGGCGTGAGGTTGGTTTTGTCTTATATCTTCCAATTCGCTGCCTACAACGCTGCAAACTTGGTGGGCGTCCGATTTGCTCGCTTCGCTGGTAACAAGTTCAACCAAAGCCTTAGCTTCTTGCCTTTAATTGGCGCTTTGAGGCTGTATGAGGCCGAGTTTGATTCTGACCGCATTCGTGGCAAGGAGGCGTTCACAGATATGATCAAGCGTAACCAAATCACGGGCGTAATTGCTGCTGTGATTGGCTACTATGTTCTCAAAGCTATCGCAGAAGAACCGGATGACGAAAAGCGAGGCGCATTCATAAATGGCGGATGGAGCAACTTGACCCCAGAAAAGAAACAGCAAAAGCTAGCTTCTGGACAAAAAGAATACACGCTTGGCTTCGGCGACACGGTGATTAATTATGGCAACTGGCCTGGATCTGGTATCCTAGCAGCCATCGGCGGATTATCAGATTTGATCCGCTTCTCGCCTGACCAATGGAATGACAAGACTGTTGCCAACAAACTACTGTCTGCAACCACGTCTGGCGTGTTTTCCGCTATGGAAGTTCCAGCCCTGTCTCAGTTCCAAGAACTGTTTGGTAGTAGCCTGTCCAGCAAAGATCCGAATGAGCAAAAGCTCACAAAATTTGCTCGCGTCATAGGAAACTATGTGGGTGGTTTCGTTCCTCGTATCCTCAAAGATATTGATTATATATCCGATCCAAACTTCAGGAAATACGAAACACTGTGGGAGAAGACAGCCTCGCACATCCCTGTTTACCGTCGCTACGAAGGCAAGGAGTACTACGACATCCTTGGGCAGCAAATCCAACGCAATGTGTATCCTGGAAGCCGCGAGTTCATGGTGAAACCAACTGATCCGGCCTACAGGGTTCTCGGTGCTCTCAATTCCCGTGGAATCTGGCTGACTCCTGCTAATGCTGAACACCGCATGGTTGGCAAGGGTGCTCGTCGTCGCTCCCTCACACAGGAAGAAGCCGACAACTACAGCCTTGAAACCGGCAAGGGCTACAAGCAGATGTTACTGCGATACGGCCAGCGTGCGCTCCAGATGCCCACAGAACGCGCCAAAGCATTCCTGTTGGACAAAGCTGACGAAGTGCGCGACAGGGCGCTAAAGAAGGTCTATAGGGGCTATCAACCAGCAACGTGATGCAAGAACTCATCCGCAAGAACACCATCCCGAAGGAATTCAACCACGCGAAGCTGCGTGAGCTATTTCCAACGGCTGTCATCACGGGTGATACTTATGGCTTCTTCTACCACGTTGAAACTACAAACACGGTGTTTGTCAGATACGGTTGGCGTGATTTAGCGAAGTCAGTTCAAGAACACCTGACAGGAAATGGCATCGAGATTCCAGCGAATCTTGGACTCATCATGCAGGAGGCATTCTGCCAGCATCGTCCTGATTTGTGCGTTGATCGTGATCCTGACAGCGAGGCTAAAATTGGAGCTTTTCAAATGATGAAGCGGTTCTACAACTCCGCCGTGAAGCCTTACTTGGCTGGCGAGCTTGTGGATCAAGAGGAGGCGAATCGAAGAGCGGCTATTTGTGCAACATGCCCGAAGAACGCAGATAAGATTGTAGAGTTCTGCGTGAGTTGCTCAACTCGTAGCCTTGTTGGGCATATCAATCAGTTCTTAACGAGTCGGCATACGCCTAGCGATCCGCTGTTGAAGACGTGCCAGATTTGCAGTTGCGATCTTCGTATGAAGTGCTGGTGTCCTACAGAGGCAATGCAAGAACCTGAGTTGGCTGACAAGTGGCCTGATCACTGTTGGATGAAGTAGGATAAAAATTGCGGCCAATCAAATCAAACCTCTCTCGACCTTCTCGGTTTTCTACAAGCATCCATCCTTTCCAAACACCACATCTTCCGCGATACAATTGAGATAATCCTTGTATCGCGTTGCAAACATATGATTTTGTCTTTTTCAAGCCATATATTTTCTCCTCTACATCTTCTGGATTAAAAAGGAATTTATTGTGCCACACGAACGCCGAGATATTTTTGCAGTAATGAACCACATTGCGAGGATCGCGAAAAAAACATTCGACTGCCTTAACGTGCTTCTGGCTAAACTTTCTATGGCAGTCGGCTTTTTTGGGATTGTATAGATTGCCAGAAAGTTTTCTTGCCTCCAGGTTCTTAATAATACCAGCGATACGTAACTCCTCGCTTTTCTCGTTTGAGTAAACACGAGGGTCTATTGCGAGTTTCTTTTGTCTTTTAGAAGAGTTTTTATTTTCGCACGGTTTACACCTTACTGAACTTTTTGTTTTCTTTAGGGCACCGCAATCACTACATGGTTTATTTGGTATGGCTCGGCCTTCGCCTCTGCATTTATGACTGCAAAACTTCTTCTGCCACTTAAATTTAAGTGGAACTCCACAATTTTCGCATAATTTTTGATTCATATTATAATTGGCATTACTGGATGAAGTAGCAGAACTACTGCTTGAGCCTACGCTGGATTGTCAGTCGAACAAAATTGAAGTTCATCCAGCATATCAGAAGGTTCAGCCTTCCCGTTTGCCATCGCTTCAATCCAACGTGCAGGGTCAATGGTTGCTGTATGCTTCCATCCAACATCTAACATCGCAAATTCAAACTGGCGGATTTCTTCAGCGGATAAGCATTTAATCACTCCGTTAAGCGCATAGACAAAAAGCATCCGGCCCAACAAGGCTTCCGAGGAAACGCTGACAACATCGTTCTTGGATTCGGTATTCATTCGTGGTGAGTCTACACTTGATTGTTTGGCACAAAATAAGACACGACATTCAGCCCGTCATCGCGCCAATCTTGTCCTCCGCAGTGTGGGCATGCAGTAATCATGATGTCATCCTTTCAGCTTGCTCGTTCGGTGGATAGAGTTCGTGTTGGAGTTTTTCGAGTCCCATGCCAGAGCATTTTGAGCAGAGCATGAAATTGTCATGCAGGCCATCAGGAGGACGCTCCACAAGGCACTCTCGCCGGAATCCGAAACGTGAGCAGTTGCAACATGACACAAGGCCCCACAACCACCGAACAAACCGCTCTGGCGTGTTGGTCGTGTTATTCATGGTCTTGAGTTCGCGGTGTCTGATCCGAGACGTTCTCATCACAAGGGGGCGATGGGATTGCATTGAGCGTGCGCTCGTATTCCATCATCGCCTGAAAGTGTCTTTTGCGGTGCCACGGTTTTCGAGGTTGCTCTCTGGCAATCCTCAGCATTGCGTCGTTGGCTGTGTGAAATTCGAGCCACTGTTTCCGCGTAGCCTTTCGGTATGCAGCCATCGCAGCTTTCTTTGGTGAAACCTTCGTGTTCATTGGGCAGGCTTTTTTAACAGGTCCCAGGTTTGATTTGAGTACTCGTTGAGGAGACCTGCGGACCATTCAAGGTATCGTTGCATCGCCTTCTCCTTCGATTCCGCTTCAAACGTCACACTCATGGTGTCGTTGATTTCATCTCGATGCCGCAGTGTAGCTTTGATTTCGAGTTGAGAGTGTCCTTTGGGTAGTCGTGGGGATTTCATATTTGTGAGTCTTGGGCAAGTGATGAGAACCATGCGCTGCTACGAATCGCTTCGCGCTCGTAGAGCTTGGTCGTTCGGCAGCACAATCTTTCTCCAATGCGTTGCGTGATCATAACCACGGTCATACGCACCCTCCCAGATGTCATCGCCATCAGACCAATCCACGTCGCCGTATTTGTTGGCGTCTTCTTTGGTTGGCAGGCGATCATCAACTAGAACCCATGAGAGTTCGAGTAGCATCTTTTGCAGTTCATCAATGGTTTTCATATTCGGTATCTAACTATACGTCCGTTTTTGATTGAGATGCAAGTGGGATTTTAAAACTTCTTATAGGTGTATCTGAACGGATCAAACTTGAGCTTGAATGTGTTTAACCATCCGGTTTCTCGCTGCTTCTCAACAATGATTTCAGTATCGTGCATATTTTTATCTTGCTCTTCCGACAGCTTGTTTGCTTTTCGCAGCTTCTCTTTGTCAGGATTTCTGCATACGAGCAAAACATTGTCTGCATTGTTTACCAGTAGGCTGGAACCCTTGATGGAATACATGGATGGTCGATCTATGGCCTGTGACGGCTTGCCAAGATGAGCAACTAAATGCACATGCCCGCCAGTTTCTTTGGCAAAGTCTTGCAGACGGTTACAGAACTCACCCTGCGCCGGATAATCTTCCTCAAGGTCTTGGATTCGCATCAGCGAGTCGATAAGGAAATGCGTGCATCCATAGCGCCGAAATGAGAACCACATCATTTCCATCAACTCAGCTTGTTTCATGGAGCCAACCACATCTGCATAGACAAGGTTTTCACCAACTCCCCGCACAAACTGCTTAGCCGTCTCGTCTGTAAGCCGTTCATTCAGGAAGATTTTAGCCAGCTTTCTAAGCATAGTCTCAACCTTCATTTCCATGGAGGCTTCAAAAATTCTCGTCTGATTGGCAAGCAGCGATGATTTGACAAAGTTTAGCATCGTGGATTTACCAGCATGCGAGAATCCGCCCCAAAGAGTTACCTCTCCTGGACGGAAATAGAAGCCAGTGTGAGGCCAGTTTCCAGCAAACATCGGCAGCGTGAATGCCTCATCTTTGTATTGGATTTCCGCAAGAAGCCGCGTCTCCATCTCAGCGGCGGTTACCAACCTTTTGATTTTTGGAGCTTTTGCAGATTTGATCCACGACTGAGCATCATCCGCTGTGTATCCAGCTTGAAGGCAGTCGTTGGCGTCTTTTTTTGGCATCGCCACGATCAAACAGCGGTGCTTTCCCAACCTGCCCATCACAGTCTCGGTGATTTTTCTCCCAGCCTCATCTTGATCAAAAGCCAGATAAAACGTGTCAAATGGGGCGAGATTATCCCATTCATAGTCGATCCACGAGCATCCAGTGCCATTTGGTATAGAAAGGGCTGGAATGCCCCATTGCAGCCATGTAGCGCAGTCGATCTGCCCCTCTGAGAGTAAGACCACCCGATTCGTGTACGACGATTGTGGGAGGCATTGCCAGCCAAATAACGATGGGGCGCATTCTTTGTCCTGCCAGACCTTCTTATCGGCACCCAGAGTTCGGTATGAACGATTGATCAATTCGCCACTAGGGGAATACGACGGAAAAACAATCGCCTGCTTTTCTCTGCTGCCTTCTATTTTGAGCGCCTTGACAATTTCTGGACTCAAACCCCTCTTCTCGCGCAGATACTTCATCGCTCCTCCATCGTTATGGAGAATCTCAGATTTGATAATTGGAGGTTTTGCGTAGCTCTTCTGCTCCTGGATTTTTACTGCATCAACGATTCCAAGCCACTGCTTAGCCTGCTTAATGGCTTCAGCTTGCGTGCAGCCCTTTACGCAGCGCCACAGGTCGATCAGATCGCCCTTATCGGTGTCGTTGCTCCAATCCTGCCATTGACCCATGAACTGCCCGTAAACGCAGACTTTCAGGCTTTCTCCCGGCTTGCCAGTGATGTCTCCGCAGACCCACTCCTTACCATGCACCAGTTTACCACCAGGAAGCAGCATTGAGCATACCGTAAGTGTTTGAGCGGCTAATCGCTCGCTGATTTGAGCAACGCTTAGCTCCATGTGGACTACTCGGTGAAAGATGGCTCTTCTGATGCCTCGGCTTCCTTAGCGATGGCCTTGGCTCGATTCTCAAGCATAAGGGCCATGAGGTCGATGTCTGGCTCTTGTGATCTTGGGTCATCCCAAACATCCGTTGGAAGCGATTGTTTTTGGCTTGGCAGGTATCCCTGAGCCTTCCATGCCCTGACCGTCGCACGCCAGTCCTTGATTGGCTTGTTGGCATTTTGCCATCCGTTGGATTCCCAACGATTCCAGAGGTAATCGGCATCCCGTGGAAATAAGCCGTTGTTGCGACAGAAATCTTGAAGATCGGAAAGGGTTCCCTTCTTCTTGTTCTTATCTTCTTCTTGTCCTGTATTATCCTTATCTTGTACATGAGGGGTATTAAAAACCCCAGATACCCCTTCTGAAAGTTCAGATACCCTATCAATACCCTTCACTTCTTGGGCAACAGGATACCGATAACCGCTCGGTGTGAGCACCAATCCATGGGTATTGATGGCCTCAATCACCTTTTCATGGGGTCTGCATGCAGTGCTCAGCTTGCCATATTGGAAGCCAATGAACTTGGGAATGAAGTAACGATTGCCACCAATGGCCTGTATCCTGTCTCCCAATTCTGAAACACTTTTATCGTTACATTTGATTCCGCAATCATGAGAAACCAAGTCGAGATCAAGCTCAACGATTCCAATGTGATCGCAGTGATCCAGGGCATAATACCAAAGCATCTTTGCGCTTGCCGAAAGACGGCGAAACCATGGATCGGTCCATTTCAGTGTTGATGTAAAACGCTTCATTGATCTTTATTTTCTATTTGTATTGATTTCAAAATGCAATCCTCGCAAATCCACTCGTGCTTGTCATTTCTTCCGTTGGCTTTTGAATCTGGCGTTAGACCTCCACAAGTGGTGCAAATGACATAATGCGGCTTCTGTCCTGCATGAACTTTTTTATGACAACCAAGGCACAGTGTTTGAAGAAGCGTCAATGGGTAATCCCATGGCATCCAACCAGTAACGTATCCAAGATGGTGGACGCAAAGCGTTACTTCTGGATTTTTCCTGCCACAGTTCTGGCAGGTATAGTGATCATGATGGAGTGCTTCTTTGCGCTTCGCTAGCCATCGGTGATCAAGGAGGAGATTTGCGTACCAGTTGTGCATCTTAAAAACAAAAAGGCCGCTCAGGTTGCCTCCCCGGTAGTGACCCGGATTTTAACCCGGCGAGGAAGCGGCCTGAGCGGCCAATAATTTTCTAAAGGCGTCTAATTCACGATGGACACTACTCCCAAGAACTTCGACAAACCAACGCTACTGCATCAAAACACCTAGTCAACAAAAACTACCCAATCGCGGCCAGTTCTTCGTGCTGAGCCAACACATTCTGCACATAGGCAATGTCCAAGGCTTCGCCAAATTGAGCTTCGAGCAGGCAATTGTAAAGCCTGTCTGCATCCTTGCGCGATTCGATCAGCTTCCCACGCCATATATCCTCGATGCGGATCAGTTGCGCCTGGAAGCTCTCCTGACGATCTTGAAGGCGTTGGTTTAACTCGGTGATCACCTCACCTATTTTGAGGCATTTAATCTCCAATTCGGCAGATTTCGTGATAATACTGTTACGTTCTAGTTCAAGTTGACGGGCGAAGTCTGTAGGAACCATGTATTCTTGGGCAAAAGCCATTTTCTCAGCCGCATCTGTCTCTGGTGTATTCATATTCAGTTATTGATGTAAGTGTGCGTCGATCTCTGCTGTGATGTCCTCAACCATGTCGTCCAGCGTATCGACAGCACATTCCCAGACTGCATCGCGCATGAGTGGGTCGTAGCTGGCGATCTGAATGGCTAGTAGGTGAATGAGAACTTGTGTAGTCTCGTCCTTGGATGCCTTCGTGCTGTTAAGTGTGCGAGCCAGTTGATTGTGAAGGCGACATTCTGCGGATGGTTGTTTTGAGTTTGGCATTATTTGATTGTTCTCCGGCATCTTCTTACACCTTTTGGTGTTGTTAAAATTTCTTCATCGCTCCATCCATTTTGGATTCTGTTCCATATTACAGAATAAGGCCAGTTCAATTCACGGCACCATTGAGTAAGCAGTTTAGACTCTCCATTTAAAGTTAAAAATTTAGAGTCACAACGATTCTCAGCTTGTTGCTTTGCCGTTGCCCATCTCACGTTGCACGGCTCATAATTTCCATTATTATTGATTCTGTCTAATGAGTAAGATGAATCTGGAGGATGACCAACATCTTTAAAAAACAGATCAAACGGACTTTCTCCATTTTCACCAAGTCTCCAACGGTTACACACTTGAATACCACGTTTGCGATAATTCACATGTTGAGGTTTTGATCCATAACATCTGTTAAGCATAGATCTCCAAGCCATGTGAGTTTTTGATTCAATATCACCTCTGTATTGCCCGTGTTTTACAGGTGAATTTTTACCTTTTAGGCAACCACAACTTTTCTGCTTCAGCTTTTTCCCATCAATGCCTATCCATTTTTTGTTTCCACAACTACATGCACAAAAGCAGTGCCATTTGTTTTTTAGATATTGAAATTGATGATCAAGAACCAAAAGGTTATCAAATTGATTTCCCACCATTTTTTTTCGGTCTTCCGCCCTTTTTGCCATTAAGTTTAGACGATTGTGACTTAGCCATACTTTTTGCGCTGCCGCCTTTTTTTCCAAGTTCAACTGCGTTTGGATTTTTGTTTTCATTCATAATAATAATAACCTAAGCGTTTAGCTTTTCAAGAGAAAATATCAATAATCACTTGCTCTTCTTCGCCTTTTTCTGCCTTGCGTTGCGTTTATTCCCAATCGGGAATAATAGATGACAGTTTGTGGCTGTTTGCCTTGTACCACTTTGAGTCGAAAATCATCAGGTTTATGTTCGGATGATACTTGGCCATTCTTTTAATTTTGGTTTTGCTGGCAGCATCCATCCATCCCTTAACTTCATGGTATTCGATTGACCCGTCATTATTGGTCACTTTGAAGTCGGGCAAGTATGAAACGCAGCCTCGTTTGATTCCGTCAAACCAAAAAGTCTCACATTCATGCTGCCATTTTTTGATAAGACCTTTTCCTTTTTGAAATTCCAAATATCGAGCGTAATTAGCCTCCCATCGGCTTCGGTAGAACTTGCGAAAACCTCCAATTTCTCTCCAAGCTGCTTTCCATGAACCGCGTTTAACGTTTGTGGCTAAAGTTCCGTATTTTGCCAGCTTTGTTTTTAACGCCATAATGGTCCTTTCAATTGGTTGTGGCTTGCCTAGATGGAATGCGCTAATAGCGTCTTTTGACTTCTGTGAATGATGCTTTCCGAGCATCCCTTTTGGGTGTTTATGTAATTCATGCCATCTTTTATGATCTTCACTTCTTTTCTTTATTTCATCTGGCCTTGCGCCTCGTATTTTTTGAGCAATAGAGCAAGCGTTTTTATGTTTATCTGACCTTACTCTACGGTATGATCCAAGACCCATTCTCGAAGCCCTCATAGCAACAGACCATCGAGTCCTTGACATGGATGATGCCAATTTATCTAGCTCTATTGGCATGCCAATTCGGCTTGAATAATACTCACGTATTAAAGCGTCGTCAGCATCAGTAAATTTCTTTCGCATTCGAAGTGATCATATGAAAGATCACATAAAATGCAAGGTTTCTCGCACAAATTGTCTTCGTCGATAAGTCGTTTGCGGACGCTCGTAACACGGACAAGAATTCTTTGGCTAGTTGATCCTTGAACTTTTTTCTTGCCCAATGGTGCATCCCTAGAATCTCGTTCCATGATGGTAACTTGCTTGGAATTGTAAGCGAGCAGATCGGGACTAGCGTTTGGGAAATGTCGCAAGATTCCATGGTAATTTAGAGTCACATTATCCCTCCATTTCTAATTCCATCACGCGAATCCTGGCCCAATCAATCCACTCGGATTCAGCCTTGCTGATTTCTTCTTTGCAGGAGTGATAGACGATCGCATCGTCAAACAGTGCGATCTTTTCTTTGTTTGGATTCATACGTCAATCTCGTCTGTATTGAAATAATTACGCACGTTGCTGCTTGGATATGCAGCATTTAGCAAAGGAAACACCAAGTCCATAATTGTGGCTCGGCATGTCATGTCATCGTCCGGAATCTCAATCGAGATTGTTGGTGATGGTATGCCTTCTCGCGGAGGATTGATTGTAGGCTCAAGAGTAATTTTCATATAAAAAGTGTGGCCGATATAACCCTCGGCCAACGGGCTTGTTGATTTAGGTTACCAGGGAATATCAGTGGTATCTTCGTCCTTCATCAGTGGATGCTCTCTAGCTGGAGTTGCTGTTTTTGGAGCAGAACGAGATCCGCCTTTTTGCGGCATCCATTTTCCATTACCAGCTATGATTGCCTTTTCTCCAGCATCACGAGCCTCTTTATTTGGGGACTGTTTGAGTGTGTGAGTATCTCCGTAAGGTGATTCACGATCATTTTCGTAAAGCACAAGGTCAACGTAAGTGCCCTTAGCTCCTTTGAAAAACCACTCTTTTTTGAGCTTGGTTACGTCTAGTTTAATAATGATTGGTGTTGGCATATTGTTTTTGTTATTTTGATTTACATTTAGCTTTTTCTCTGTGTGAGCAGTTGTCGCATAATCCATGACCAACGTGCTTACAAGATGTGGTTCCGCATTGGATGCAATTTTTGTGTTTTCTTGACCACTGTCCACATGTTTTGTGAAGTGTTGCGTGCTGAGATTGCGTCATAACTTCAAGATTCTCTATCCTATCGTCAGTGCAATCTCCGTTTTTATGATGAATGATCTCATTCGGCAATAAATACCTACCAAGATGATTCTCCATAACTAATCTGTATCGCAATACATGCGATCCTCCAGAGTGAGATGGATATGGATGGTTTGGAGTATAAATCAGCGTTCTGTTATCATGTATTTTAATTTCTCCACCTTTCCACTTTGGATTATAAGATCCAGTTTTGCAGTTAATTGGCCTATCTGCTTGCAAGTTTCCATTATTCTTTAGTCGTTGGTAATGAGGTCCGCACAATCCACGATTAGCTACTTTTCTTTGGCAATTTCTAATTGGGCATGCTTCTCCTTTTTTGCGATAGCCATCTTCTTTGCTTGCTCGGTTGTCAGAGTTCTTTTGGATTTCTTCCCACCAATCGAACCCATTGACGCCAAGTATTTTTTGATTTCTTGATTCATTTAAATTCATAATTGACTACCAATAAACGTAAGCCGCTTACGTTGCAAGCCATTTCTTTTTCTCCCATACAGGAATATCCAAACTGAGTACTCCCTTAGAATATCCAGGCCAATTTCCAGTAGCAAGACAAGTCGAGTATGTGTCAATGCAGCGATTCATCTGCGCCCTTCCAATTTCTAAAGCCTCTTCCGGTGGTTGATAAAAAACAACATCGTGAGGCTCCTGTGTCTCTACAACCATCCATAGCCATAATGGTGGCTCCTCTAAACCCAGTTCTAATGCTAGAAGAGTTTGATACCAAGCGCATTGAGCCGTATATTTTAGTCCAAATACCTTTCGACCAAAATCATCTGGGTCGGCTGATGATGTAGTTTTTAGGTCCAGTATCATAGGCTTACCACTTTCATCCTGGCCGTATGCGTCAAGCCTTCCCTTAATCTCAACGCCCTTGTAATTGTTCACAATGCCAACCTCACGCTGCTTGCACAAGTTGAGCATGTATTGAGCATCTGGGCTATTGCGGACAGCCTCAACAGTGCGGACAACTGTTGCATGCTCAGCCAGAGACAGGATGGTCATGCCAGCGTGTTTATCGCGCCATGCCTTTCCTTCTTTGGTCCGAAGATCAATATCAACAGGCTTAACAGTGTGGCTGTATGGTTTGCCTTCAAGAATAGCTTCGTGAATAATCGTCCCCATGGTCATCTCAATCGTTGGCTCAAAGGATTTCTTGAGCGATGACTGATAATGCTTTGGGGACTTGAGGATCGTCTTCAAGCTGCTGAAATTAGCAGCCGGATGAGAGCGGTATGTTTGTTCGTCTAGGATAATCATGCTGCAACCTCCTGCATCGAAGGAAGCGCAAGGCTTGCGGTTGGTTTTGGGGTTATGTCGCGCTCAAGAACGACATCGCCATCTTTCTCGATGTGCTCTGCGATCTCGCTAGCAAGCGGCAGCAGTTTGCACAGTCGGCGCAAAGTGGTCTTCTTTGCCATCTCACCGTAATCCGTAACCCATGGACCGGAGTTGCCAGAACGTGAACGCTTGCGGATAGCATCCACCTCATCCTTTGTCATTGTAGCGGTTTGAGTCTCGCCGGATTTGAGCACAGCCTCTGCATACACAGCTTGGATTTCTCCACGGGGTTTACGCCACTCGACCTTGTGCGTGATTTTGCCATTTTCCCATACGAAATCATCATTCTCACAAACGAGTTCAGAGCGAATGCTGACAACATCACCGGAGCGACGAACAAGCTCGATCATGCCCATATATGACAAAATCAGAGTGCATTCAGATCCGTATGGAATCAAATAAGCACGTCGTCCATCTGGCTCAAGACCTGCGGCTGAAAGGTCTAGCAAGCATTTGAATAGGCTTGCCTGCGTGCAATCCTGCAACTTTGGAGTTCGCTGCAATGCTGTGAGAGCAATGCGTGAGAACCGCTCAGGAGTCATGTGCTTCGGTAATGCCAAAGCTACTTGCTCGCGGAACTTTTCTCCACCGATCATCTCCTTGAGAGTCGGCTGTTTAATCGTTGGTTTTGTTTCTGTATTGTTGTCGCTCATGTTTTGTATGTGGGTGAGAAATTAACTGAACCTAAGTTTGAATGCTGCGATAATGCTTTTCCAGTTGTCCGGTTTGCGCTTTGGAAATGGATGGTTAGTGCGTCCGATGACTGGCATGGTGCCAACATCAATGCCAAGGTAATCAAGTGCGGCGATGACGCCAGGAGTGCGGTCGATTTTCATGCCAGCTTTCCGTGCATATATTCGCGGCTTGCGTTGTAAGCCATCTTCAATTCGACGGCTTTGCCAATGTCGATGCCACGAGCTTTAGACGAGTCAAGAACGCGAATGATGATGTCTGCGAATTCCTCTTCTTCGCAGGTAAGTGGGCAACATTTATCGCAAGGATGCTCAAGATGGCCTCTGCGTGCTGCCTCCCAAAGTTCGCTTATTTCTCCGTGAAGATTTGCTGTCCACTTGGAGTAGAGTTCGACGGAAGAGTATTCGTAATCCGCGTCATGGAATCCTTTGTCTGATGCGTTTTTATAGGCTGCATCGGCCAGTTCATTTAGTGCTTCTCTTGTATTCATATTTTATCGGGTTGAGTAGTAATGTTAGTTTGATTTGTCCGCTTTGTCCAGTTGCTTTTTCGGCGCTTTTAACGATTGCAAGTATTCCACAATCGTTGGAACCGTTTCTTTGCGTGGCTTCACTTTGCCGCTGGCCCATTCGTAGAGACGCTGGCGATCAGTGCCGATCAATCGAGCCATTTTAGTTGCTGATCCGTGCGGACCTTCATCGAGGTGTTTTTTGAGTAATGCTGCGAGGTTCATATTTTTTAGTGTGTTGCGAGATATTCAAGGGATTCCATGCACTCAGGCTCACGAGCGGCCCAACGCATGATGATGGCTTTCATGGTGCCAATTTTTGCGACTCTTCGGGAAGCGCCGTCCTTGTATTGTTTTGCGGCACTTTCGAGAATGGTTTCGAGCAGTTTTTCGGCTCGTTCGTATCGTTGGGTAAATGTAGTCACCAGTTCTGGATCTGCTTCGGTTGTCATATTATTCAACGGTTGGATCGTAATCAGGGTGATCTTTTGGTAGTAGGTTGAACTGAATCTTGCCTTGATTGAGCCAAGCGAGGTCTGGAATTTCCACAAATCCGTTTCCTTCACAATGCTGGCATTGGTCTGTTTGATGTGATCCGTCGGGAAGTTGACCGCCTACTTCGCCTCTGCTTTCACACCATAAACATTTACATCGCAATCTATCGCTGGCAATAACACGGCATGTATTCATGTCTTTGTAGCATGCGGCAGCTTGAAATCCGCCGTAGAGGTCACGGGCTTCACGATCCACCATTTCGGCTCTTAGAGTGCCGTAGTAGTCGGAAATAACCCTCAATTCACGGCGCAATTCTGCATTTGCCTCCGCAACCTTTTCGCGCTGGTCGATTAAGCTGATTTTGGAGCGAATATCTAGCATGGCGCGTTCGCAAATTCCTTGGATTTCCAAGAACTCCAGCGATTTACCGTAGCAAAGAGCCTTGATACGCTCAAACTCGTCTCGCCACATGTCAGCTTTGTTTTGTAGTTCAAGATTCAATTCGAGGGCCATGCCAAAGCATCTTTGAGCTTCGCGCTCTTCCGCTTGAAGTTTGCGAATCTGCTTGATCCGATTGTCGTTCTCATCCTTCTGATATTGGAATCGTCTTTCTGCATCATTCAGTCGCGTTGCTTCAACTCGCGTTGACAGCAATAATTTTGCCGTCATCAGCTCTTGCTCGATTTGAGCGATGTATTCGGCCAAATTTGGATGTTCGGCCACCAGTTCAGTTGTGCTTTTGTAGTCCATAAATCGTGTTATCTCCATGTGCCGTAATCGTGGCAAAAATGCCAAGAGTCGGTATTAGCTCCGCATGCCGGACAAATCCCCATTGTATCCGGCTCTTTGACAAGTTGTGGCATGTTCTCGTTTTGCCTCAATCCTTCGACTTTCCTCGCCCAAACATCAGGATTACCATCTGGGACATAGAGCGCCAAGACGGAATCAATAGCGGAGTTCCACGCTTTAATTCCGGCATCGTGCAACTGCGACATTTCGGCTTCTATTTTTCTGTAAGTTTTATTAGCAAAGGCGGCAGATTCAAACGCCATCACTGACGCCTCTCGCTCTTTCTTCAACTGCTCAATAAGAGCGTCTGATTCAGCGCAGAGATTGCGGCGTTGATCGGCCATGCGTTTTTCGGACTCTTCTTGCCAGCGGTCCAATTGCCTGCCGCGCTGTTTAATCATTTCAATAGCGGCATCCACGATGTTTTCCGGCATGGATGCGCCGTAACGCTCCGATTCAATGCACTCCTGAAGGCGTTCAATGTCTAATTTTAAGGATTGCTCTTCAGGTTTAACGTCTTTGCTATGAAAAAGGCAAAGCGGGCTTGGAATTGTTGGGCAGCAGCAGATTTGTGGGAGTCTCATAAAACAAAAATTCGTGGGTTATCGCAGTCTTCGCAGAATCCTTCTACGCATTGTTCAATATTCAAATCGGACGGGTGAAAATCCTCAATCCATTCGCAGACCTCGCATTTCATGGGAATGCTTGGCGGCTCTTCAATAGGTGGCATTTTATCCATATCGCAGAATCTCCGTGGTAATTGAGTCAATGTCCGCATTGAACATGTCGATGCTTTTTTGGTGATCTTCCTTCCATCCTCCAAGCGCAAACTCGCGGTTTGCCGTGGCAATAACCATGTTCTTGTCGGCTATCAGGCTGGCTATTTGCAGGAGGCGGAGTTGAGTAACGGTATCCATGGCTAGTCGTGAATTGCTGCGGATTGCGTCAAAGATTGCTCCGGCACGATCATGATTTTATTCGGGCAGTTTGGGTGTTGGAGAATGCCGTCAACGTCCATCGCTCCCTCGTAATAAGGCGCGTAGCATTGGATGCTGATTTCCATATCCAAGTCTTCGTTTAGAAGCTGGTTTATTAGATCGCGGATTTTCATGTGGATGGAATGGAGTTTTGGAAGTCTTTAAATTCTTCCACAAGCTCGTCGTGTGTGCGTTGAAGCTTAACCAGGTCTTCTTCCCGTGAAGTGAGTTCTTGGAAAAGCTCGCACGCTGGACAATAGCGTCCTTCGTAACAGACTTCGTCGTGGTTGTCAGAGCAAAGCGTCATGGTGTTTTTGGTTTAATTGTGGCTCTTGGCGATTTGATGGCAGTAGTTTTCCCATGTGGCTTCGCTTTCATCTGACAGCACAACATGGCGAGCGCCATTCGGAAGGCGGAATGCTGCGATTTCAAGTGGGTTTTCTACCGGGATCGCAACGCCTCCGTTTGGAGTTTCGGAGGCGATTCGTTTTGTTTGTTCGTCGGTGAGTTTCATATTGGTAGATTAAGAGTGGTGAACAAGCACGCGGTCACATGCCATGTATTTGTGTGCTCCTACAAGAGTGGATTGATTTGCACGAAGAGCCCATTTTGGCTGATCGTGATATTCGTCTCCCTCGTCGATTTCAATCACGGCGAAAAAGCTTGGCAGGCAATGGCTCTTGATGGATTTCCACATTTCCGTGTCATAAGCAATTTTATGCGCCAATTCTCCGATGACTGTGCGCGTGCCGTCTTGATGGATTACAATCTCGTTGTTCATATAGTTCTTAACTGTGGTCTAATCGTCCGTTTTGTGCAAATGGTTTTTCGGCCCTAGTAGATGATTTTCACGGCTCCTGCCACCAGGGCTTGATCTTGGCGAGTTTGCGATCCTCAGCCTCGCGTCTTTCCTGCGCTTGCCTCGCTTCATGCTCTCGCTGGCGTTGTGCCAGGAGAGCGAAGAAGGCGGCGAGTTTATCAAGTTGCTGATCTGCGCTCATAGCGTTTTAAGCACTTTTGTCGGCACCGGCTTGTCGTCCAAGTATCGAGCGTGCACCTTGTATTTGTGGCCTCCCGTGTTGAGCGAGCGCCCCCAGCCGCAAAAGGTCAGCCTGATATTTTCGTGCGTTTCTCCCTGCCATCCGTGCAGCTTTTGCCGAATAGATACTGGTACGTAGCAGTGTCCAAAACGGCGGGTTTGCAGGGCTAGGGAAATAAGTTTCGAGGTGGTTTCGGACATCATATATTTTGGTTTATTCGGCGCATAATCGCGCCCTCTTGCCATCTTGGCGGCTGGCGATGCCGCAGAGATAGCAAGCGGGCGAGATTTAGGCTTGATCAGGAACGGCCCAGGCTGGCGTTTCGCGCACTCCGCGAAGCTCCGCCGCCTCGTTGGAACGCTCCGCCAGTCTGCGAACGTGGGCGCGGTGGCTGTCCATTTCTTGACGGCTAGCGAACTTGGAAGGCAAGATTTCCAAGTGCAAGCGAGCGGCCAGCGCGTACAGGTATTCAAGGCTCATTTTAGCGATTGGCACGCGTAGCTCGCCAGCTTCATCTTTGCGAACCTCGCATGCGATTACGGCCCCACTAGGAAGCCGGTCTATGGCGAGGCCGATTATGTGGTTGGTTGCACAGAATTCCTGCGCGTTATGGTTTAGGATCATATGTTTTCGTTTTTGGTTTTAGCCTATCTCATCAGTTTTCGGGAGGCTAACCCGAAAAGACGCCCGAAGGCGTTTCGACTTTAGTTGAGCCTGTAGGCGTAAAGGTCGCCATCCAACTCAATCTCATCGCCATCATAACGGCTCAAAGCGTGGCCGCGTCCATCGTGGCGAGCGTCTCGCTTCCACATTTCTGAATCGAATTTGATATAGGCTGACAGGTTACCAACTGCCACTTTTTCCACCTCTGGTTCAATGCACTCCTCGATATAGGAATCAAGCCCCTGATCCCATGCGGAATCTGCTTCCTCATCTGTTCCTACGCTGTACTCTTGCGAGCCTAGCGAGTAGATTGTCATACCATAGTGGTCGTGACTTTCCTCCGTCAGTTCTTCAGGTTCACATTCCAGATGTTTCGCCAGTGCCAGTTTCTTTTCGTCGTTGTCAGTATTCATAATGATTTTGTCCTTCGTTTTTTGGTTTTGGTTTCGTTAAAGTACGGACGCGGCGCATCCTGCTAGGATCGCAGCGACGGCGAAGAGCCACAGCCACAAAGCGACTTGCTTGTGGAACTGTTGGCGCTGGCGATGTCGCGAGGCGGCGAGGTAATGCAGGCGAAGGTTATTCGGTTCGGTGGTATTCATGTGTTTTGTTTGGTTGTTTCGCGGCTTTGTAGCGCACGCATTGACGCACCCATGAAGGATGCGCCAAAGCGCAGTCTAGTTATAATCCGAGGTAGAAGCTAATTTGCCCATCATCGCCTTTGCTGATGTTTGAGGGAATCCGTCCCTGCATTGCCATTTCTTCGTACTCTTCCCAGTCGATCTCGTCTAACGAGTCAGCGCCAGCTTGACGAACGTCACCGGCCACCCATTGCAGGAATAGAGCGTTGATCTCTTCCGCGTTCCATGCTGCTATTTCTTCCCGCGTCCATCCACCGGAGCTTCGTGCGAAGTCTCGCATTGCTTCCAGCTTCTCTTCCGTGTCTAATAGTGTCGTTTCTTTGGCCTGCGCTTTGCTGGCGTTCCAAGTGTTTTGGCCTGCGCTCTCTCCGCCCTCTGCTTGAGAGTGCGAGAGGTCGAATAAATCTAGTTCAAGCAACGATGTGATATCGATATACATATGGTTTTAGTGGTTTTTGGTTAGTGCCAAAGGATGATAGCGATGGAGATCAGAGCAATCGTGCCGAGAATCCAAGCGCCAAGAAGGGCGAACATTTCGGCGGGGGTGTCGTGTGGTGTCATGTGTGTGTGCTTTCTCACGCGAAGATTTCTTCATTGATTGTTTCGCGGTTCATCCTGAAACGACGCTCAAGCTCCATCCGTAGAATGTATGCTTCTTGCTCATTAATGAATGCCGGTTTGTAAAAGCATGAATTCAGCGCCCAAATTCTGCGGTTCTCCGCCATTAATTGACGAATCTTTTGAACGATTTCTTTTTTTGTCATATTGCGTTTGCGTTTGTTTTGTTTTCCGCGTGTAAGATGCGCGACCCCTTTTTGTTGTTACAAGGATTGCGTCATTAGATTTAGAATCCTAGCGCCCTCTTTTCTAGTGGCCCGAATAAGAGCGTCTGAACTGTCAGAACATCCCAGTGTCGAAAGGAATTTCATTGGATTCATTCCGTGAATTTGAATTTCTCCATGTGATTTATAAGGCCCGGTTACGGCAGCAACAAAGTCTCCGCCTATTCTCAATTCGTTTCCTTGTTTTGTGATTGTCATATAATTTTGCGATGTGGTTTCCTAACGCGCAAAGGATAATCTAAAACGGACACATTGCAAGGGATAAAACGGACATATTGAAGAAATACTTGCGAAAAGAAGGCTTTAGCGGGATTAAATGCCGATATGGCAAATACTCCGGTTTTAACAGACGAACAATGGGCAGAGGCGCGCAGAGCCGCAGAGATCGGCCTCACGTTGCAAGAAGTTGCAGAAGACTGGAACGTTGATTTTGAGACCGTTAGAAAGCGAGCGTATCGTGAAGGCTGGCTTACTGCTAACAGGCTGGAAAAAATGCTAGCAGAAAGGAAGGAGGCAGAAGGCAAACTTTCAGAAAAAAATGAAAAGTCCCAAATTGTCCCAAAAGACGCTATTTCTTCTTCTGGCAGCATAGAAAAGCGCCTCCTTGCCTTCCATACTGCCAATAAATTAGGACTCGCCAGAGCCGCGGGAAAGGGCATAGAAACCGCGCTGGAGCTGATGGACTCAGGCGAGATAAAACCGGCTAATTTGCAAGACCTGAAAACGCTGGCGGACATTGCAAAAATAGCGTGGGGCGGAGATACGCAGTCGCAGGCCGTCCAAGTGAACGTGCTCAGCTCGCAGCCGATGGAATTTTGCCCTCACTTTGACCCGCTTGTTGAGAATGACAAGGTGCATGATGTGTAATGTATTGATTATCAGTGATGTCCTGTTTTACATGCTCTGTGTAGTAGGTATGTATATATTTACCCGGCATATCCGGTTCGATTTTCCCTCGATTGTGGCAGGGCACAGGGGTTGGTGCTGCGCTAGCTGGTAGCGTAGCCAGCGCCAGCAGCGCGGTGCGGTAGCGGTGGCCAGCAGCGTAGAGCGGTAGCCACGGGTCGGGTGCCGATGGGTAGGGCGGGGCAGGCGGCCCATTCATAGCGTAGATTCAAGCCCCTTACAGGCATACCCAAGATTGATTCTTCTACCAAAGCCTAACTCCAATGTCTTTAACCATCCTAACAAGCTCGGGGTTGATATTTAGCGCCTCGGTTAGCAATATCAGTCAAACAATACTTCTACAATATGCCAAGATCACCCATTTCTCTTCTCGGAAACCGCTACGGTAAGCTAATCGTCACCTCAATTGTCTCCCGTAATCAACACGGAAATAGCCGATGGCTATGTAAATGCGATTGTGGAGGATCTGTTGAGGCGATGTATCAGAACCTCAAGCTGCTGAAGATCAACTCCTGTGGCTGCATCGCTAGGGGCAGGAAGCCGAAGGCCACCCCATCTTCTCCTGAAAACTAGCCCACCCCAGGGGTCTTTTCTGTAAAATCATCCTCAACAATTTTTCCCTCTAAATTATTTCTTATACCATTTGATTCTGTCCGTTTACTTGGTTATCGTTTCTGACGATGATTTCATCATTCCATCCAAACTTCAAAAATCTCACGGGTAAACGCTTTGGTCGCTGGACGGTTCTCTCCCATGTTCCTACGGGTAGAAAAGGATCTTCAACCTGGAGATGCCAGTGCGACTGTGGACGCATCAAGCAGAACGTGTTCTATACCGCTTTAACAACGGGTAAGTCTCTCTCCTGTGGATGCCTTAGAACTGATCTACTGCGAGGTAAAGCAGTGGATGTGAAGCCGGAAAGCCCAACTGCTGTTGAAGAGCCTATTGGCGATTTGGCTGAGCTTGAGGCGATGCTGACTGATTCCAAGAAGCCTGTGGTATCAGAGGCTAAAAAACTCATCCTTAACGATCAACGTCTCTGGCGCTGTATTGCTCGTTGCCGGGTCAAAGGACTCACCTACAAGGGTCAGAAGCCAACGGATTTCTACGTCAAGCTGGCGATGAAGGATGAGCTTGCGATTTGGCTGAGAGGATAAATATCTTATTGTATTTGTTGCATCGACAGAATCGGTGTGCGATGGTTGGTGACGATATGAAACCTGAAAGGACAAAATAATATGAAACTAGAACAACTCAAAACCGAACTCCGCGAGTTCATTGAACTGTCGAAGAAGATCACTCCGGGGGAGTGGATAAAAGTTAACACAGCGGATGTGTTTGTTAATTCCATTGAAGCCAGAGAAGGTGCTGCTGGAACACATGTTTGCGACTGTGATCCGCAACAAGATAAAGCCATTACATTATGTGCCTTTGATGCCGCATTCATCGCTCGCTCCCGCAACATCTCGCCAGCGATGGCGGAGTGTTTGCTGGTGGCAGTGGAAAATCTTGAGCTTATTCACGAACAAACTGATCTAGGAGAATATGCCGCATGGGATGCTCTCCAACAAATCCTCACCATCTGGGAGGCGTCAAAATGACACAAGAGCAAAAACGAATCAAGCTAGCTGAGGCTCAAGGATTAACTGGTTGGGAAGAGGCTCGATGCTTACCCGACTACTTCAACGACCTCAACGCGGTGCAAGAACTTCAAGATAAGTTGACGAATGATCAGCAGTTTGAATTTGTTTATCACCTAAACGATGTTCTTGAGCTTGTTCCGTTAAGTTCGCCAGCAAGCTATAGGGAGGTTGTTTTGTTTGCGTTTGCCAACGCCACCGCAGCCCAACGCGCCGAAGCGCTAGGTTTAGTCCTCAATCTCTGGTAAAATATGAGAAACATCAACCTGCCCAAAACTAAAGTATACATCCGCTGTGACGCCTTCGGTGGCCCGGAAAACGAATTTGAACCCGCTTGGCTCGTCTCAGTTCGAGCGATGCGTAACCGTCCATTCTGCTTCCAGGCATGGGTGGAGAAATACGCTGCCTGTTTCGACAAAATCCCGCCTCAGTGCGTTTATTGGTATGAGCCGGAAGACGATCACACGGCATTGCCATTGCACAAGGTCCAGATGTGGGAGTGCCTGTCAGGCTCCATCGAACTCTGGCGCAAAGACCAACTCTCCGATGTGCCAGTTTTGGTTAACCTTGGCAAAGGCAATCCACCGATAGGAGGCCACTACTGGTTCACGATTGATCACCTGCCAGAAGGACAAGCCAGCGGCCTCCTTGACGTGGGCGATTCCGAGCTTCTCGAAGAGCACAAGGAGGGCAACGTCATCAAGCTCAGCAATGGGCAGATCGCAATCTATCCGAATAACCGCATCAAGTGGATGCCAGTTTCATTGACTGGCAAAGATGCAGCCGCAACCATTCCGCCCTGGAGCGTTGCAACAAATAGCCAGTGGGATGAGTGGTGGTCTGATTCTGACGAAATTCTTGGAGATGCCAAGTGGGCGTATTGAGGTAACAAAAATGAATAACCTGAAATGAAGACCAACAACGACTTAATTCGGCTTCCGAATGATGTAGCCCGTTGTGATGGCGTAGGCTTCGATGAAGACGGCAGTTGGAACTGGCGCGAAGGCTGTGAGACGTGTTTACGACGCACTGCTCCACGTGGAGATATGATGCTAATATCGTTGATACATCCGCCTGCGATCATCGCTTTTGAGTGCGAGTTCCTCATTGAGGCGGACAACAACCATCTTAACCAACTTTCCAGTTAACATCCCAATGGGACGCTCACCAAAATCACTCATCAACGAAACCTTCGGCAGCTTGATCGTTGTCGAACTCGTATCGCGAAACACCCATGGCAATAGCCGCTGGCTGTGCCAATGCGAGTGCGGCAACAAGACCGAGGTATATTATCAAAATCTCACCTCTGGAAGTGTGCAGTCCTGTGGCTGCTTGCCCAAAGGAAGGAAGATTGGCTCCAAAAAACAATTATGAATACACCAACACCTAAAACAGACGCTGCGACCCCAGATTCACAGCAATCCATTTCCGAGGAGGCCGCAGCAATCGTCGCTGGAGAACGTCAAGCTGACTACGGCGATGCGAACGAATCTTTTGCTCGCATTGCAAAGCTGTGGAGCGCCTACACAGGTTCTACCATTGAACCTTGGGATGTGGCGCAAATGATGATTCTACTGAAAGTCAGCCGAGCAAAGACAAGCAAGAAGCGAGACACCCTAGTTGACATCATTGGATATGCCGAGTGCGCTGGGAGGTTGAAGAAATGATTCTGGAAAGCGAAAAACTGCAATGCAACGAGTGCTACCATAAGTTTCTCAGAAATGAGAGGCTTGAAGCAGATCATCCATTTGAGCGTGCGGCGAAATGCTACGGATGTCCAGATTGCAAATCTATCGACTGCTTCATAATGCTCTGTGATGAGCCTGGATGCTATCAAGAGGCAGACTGTGGATCGCCGTGCAAGGAACATAAATATCGTTGGACCTGCTACAAGCATAAACCAAAGAGTGAGGGATAGTAACAAGCAAATCATACCCTATAGAATACCCCTCCTTAATAAAGAAGAGAGAGGGGCTAAGCATAGGGTATAAAATCGTTGTTATGATAACAATTTCAGTTGCATCTTAACAAATTCTGTGTAGATACCAGCATGTCGAAATCACAAGCGTTTGAGCCAAATGTCATATCCTCCTTGGGAGACATTAGTGCTATGCACAAGCTGCTATACGTTACCTTATGGAGTCGTGCTGATCCAGTTGGCGTAGTTCAGATCAATCTGCCAGAGATTTCAGCCGTCGCTGGATGCACCTACCGGATGGAAGACCTAAACCATTTTGGCGACCGTTTGGTTGAGCTTAACCCATCTGAATATCTTCTATCTCTGTATCTTAAAATTACCATAGGATCGCTTGCCCCCAAATCCAAAGGTCAGTCCAAGGTGTGGGAGTGCCTGAAAAAAAGATGGAGCGCCACAAAAGAAAACCCCAAGCCGTTTTTTGACGCATGGATAAATCTTGGCATAGGAATCTATGCACCCGAAATGCAGGACGCGTACACAGGAGAAACCAATCTGTGTCAGCGCGTTAAAGAGTTTCGTAAAGACTTGCAAGAATGCCTCCAAGTTGAGACGCCGCACACTTGGCCAGAAGAAGTGTCAAAGCAGTTCAAGGCTTTTATTGCCACCCGTGTTGCCATTGCTCTCAAAAAGAACTCAAAGTCTGACACCGATAAATTCCAAATGCTTCCATCAATGGTGATGTCGATGCAGGAGACGGTGCAAGAAATGTTAAATGATGGCCATTCACCTAAAAAGGTAGCGCAAAAAATTAGAGATAACAACTCAACCGGATCAAAAATTATCTACTCAATCGACAACAAATGAAATCGCCACTAGAACTAAAACATCCAGACCTTCACGAGCTAATTATGCGGGCAAATGAATTTGCTGACAAGGCGCAGGCGGCAGAAACGGAATATGAGCAAAATATGCGAGAAGCCATGAAAGTTCTGCGCGAGCGCCTTGGTGTCTCTGCCGACATATTTGGCGGCCTATGTGGCGTCAGTGGGCCGTACATTTCCATGCTGGAAAGCGGTCAGCGCCCATGGAACTCAAAGCTGATGACCAAGATGAATCACAAGTTGGCGTTGTTGTGACAGTTGACTCCACCCAAGAAACACGCTAAACTTTCTAACCATATGGAAAAGAAGTTCTCTAAAACGATCAAGAATCCTGATACTGGCCGTGAAAAGACGGTGAAATACGGCCAAAAAGGCAGCAAAATTGGACCTATTGGCAGCAAGCGTGCTGATGCGTATTGTGCTCGCAGCAACAATATCGCTGGCGACTGGCGCTCTGATTCCAATTCGCCAAATTCCTTGTCGCGTCGGAAATGGGGATGTTCAGGTGCTAAAAGCGTGAAGAAGAAGTAACACCATGAATACTGAAACAGTCTGGATGTCAGTCATTCTACTTTGCATTTTCCTGGTCAAATGCCTGACTGAAATAGGAAAACATAATCTCAATCTACCATGAAAGACTCCTGCTACAAAAAAGTCAAAGCAAGCTACGACGTGTTTCCATCGGCTCGCGCTTCTCAAGCCATTGCCAAGTGCCGCAAGGAAAGTGGCAATGTCCGCAAGACTGAAGCTGGCTCCAATCTCAAGCGATGGGAGAAGGAGAACTGGAAAGACCAACGCACTGGCAAGCCTTGCGGATCAGGTGGCGATAACGAGTATTGCCGACCAACGAAGCGAGTTTCATCCGATACGCCCAAAACGGCTAGCGAATTAGGGCGCAATAAGGTTCAGACCAAGATGCGTGAGAAATCCCGTGTTGGCATGGGCGCTAAAGTCAGTGCAGCTAAGTAACAATTTGCCCGCCGTGCCTGTGCTAGCCGAAGTACCTCGCCAAATCGGATTGGTAATTACCGACGAGAAAGTAGTGGTCGAAAAGCGCAAGAGAGCACACGCCTTCGGAAATTTTCGGGGGACTCTTGCGGCGGCGGGCAGCTAATTTCAATATATCAATATGGACGAAATGACAAAATCCCACAAGTGCCGAGTCAGGCATGGAGACTATCAGTTTATTAAAGGATCAGTCCTTGATATTGGCTGTGGTCCAGACGCCATCAAACTTAATCCACCATCAACCGTTCGAGGTTGGGACTTGCCTGATGGAGATGCACAATATCTGACCGGCGTTAATGACAAGTCGTTTGATTGTGTAGTGAGCGCCCATTGCCTAGAGCACATGAACGATCCAGAAGTAGCTCTTCAAAACTGGAGCCGAGTTCTCAAGGAGGGCGGATATGTGTACATTCTAGTTCCGCTCTACAGTGCTTATGAGAAGTTCCGCGACTTCCGCTTTGGCAGTTCGCATCAAGCACGCTTTAATCCAGATCACAAAACATCATGGGATATTGTTAGCGTGGACAAGCCGATGAACCACGATCACTACGACTACAAGCGCATCGTGCAAATGGGAAAAGATGCTGGATTGCACCTTGTTGATCTGCGTATGGAACTAGACGGCTTCCATTGGGACAAGTGGAACGATCCTGATTTTGACTCGACTATGCACAATGGGCTAGCTCAACTTTGCATTATTTACCAGAAAATATGACATTACTACTCCCGGTAGTCCTCAACATAGCGCCTCACGAAAAACGTCAGGCTGAACGCTTGGTGCAATATTTGAAGGAACTAGATGGCACCGAGGTAATTACGATGTCGTTTCAAGACCCTCCTGGCATGCGTTATCCAGAGGTGGCAAATTTAGCGTTCAAGCAGTGCGCTAAAGCTATGCGTGGTAAGGCTTTTATGTGGATTGAGTGTGACTCTATTCCAATCCAGAAGGGATGGCTCAAAGCGATCACTGATGAGTATGTGAAGCAGGGCAAGCCGTATCTTTATCCAAAGACTCGCAATCCACCATTTGATAATTTTACGGGCATTGGTGTACAAGGACCGGACGCATACGAGCAAGCTCCAGTTGGATATACTACGGGCGGATTTGATGAGTGGATTTCTACCAATTTTCCAGATCAAATTGGACTCACTGATTTGATCCAACACTCGTATGGCTTCTATGATTCTAGGGGTGATGTCACACTCCACGAGTTCCCGCGTGATTTGCATATTCTGCGAGATGATTCTGTGATCTTCCACAAAGATAACGCTCAGAGTTTAATCGACCACATCATGCCATCCATGAAGCGTGATGAGATTATTGGAGTCTCTGGAGTTGGTGATTTGGGTGATGCGGTGGTAAGCTTAGCAACACTCAAACACCACGGCGGCATGTTCGATTATTACGCCCGCGACAATGGATCAACCAAGGGATTTGTTGCAAGACTGCCGCTAATCAGGCCACTGATCGAATCACAGCCATACATCAACGCTGTAAAAATCTGGAAGCGAGAGCCTATTGCTTGGGCATCAGAAGGCTTCAGGCCAAGTTGGCATGACAGAAGACGCAATCTGGCTACCTGCCATGCTCAGCATGCTCTTGACACGCACTTCATCGACACGCTACCAGACATGAGCAAGCCGTGGCTGACAGTTGAGCAAAACAAGAAGTTCAACGGCCTCATAGTCATCAATCGCAGTCCTCGCTACAATAATCCACATTTTCCATGGAGAGAGGTAGTTGAACACTATGGAAATCTTTTGTGCTTCATTGGATTGCCGCAGGAGCACGCTGATTTTGAGTATCATTTTGGCAAGGTTCGCTACATCGTCACACACGATATGCTGGAAGTTGCACAGGCGATTGCCGGAAGTGAGTTGTTTATAGGCAACCAAAGCTCCTGCATGACAATTGCCGAAGGATTGAAACACCCTCGAATTCTTGAGGGATCACTCATCATTCCAGACTGCATTTATCCAAAAGCGCATAACGCTCAGTATGTCTTTGATGGAACGGTTACTCTTCCATCCATCGCTCATGTTTCAGCAAAAAGCCTCAAGTCTAACGCCATTCATTGGTCAAACTTCGACACAACGATTGTGCCAAAAGTTGGACGTGGATACGGTTGGATCTATGACTATGGCGACATTCGGATTCAAGAAGGCACCGTGAGAAAGGTGGCATCCAAGGTATCCAAGCTACTTGGAATCAGCCATGAGCAAGCCGAAGCAGAGGTTGTTAAAGCCACCGTTAAAGCTGCGCCAAACTCTTTTAGTGGCAATCTACGCATGTCAAACATGACTGCTGCAATGGACGCTCTTCGTGAGAATGGCTACACAGATCATCCGATCTTTACTCTCACGAGTGGAAATATTGGAGATTTGCTTTGAAATTCCATTTGACCACTTTCAATCAAACCCTTATAACCAAGAAATCTTATGCTCTTAGCTATTCCTGTTAGTGCCAGTGACGCCAAAAACCTGCCTCATACGGCGGAAATCTTCAAGAAGTTCGGTCCTTATGCTGGTTTCCAGTGTGCAATCTTTGCCCGCTTAGAAATTGAGAATGAAGCTCGCGTGTTTGCTGAGCAGATTAAACCTTTATTCTCCAACCTAGACATTCACATTATCGACTTCCACTCCAATGGAGCCACGGAAGCTGCCGCTAAGCATTTCCGCGCTGTTGCTCAGACGGTAAGTGAGAAATACACCGCTGGACCTTGGTATTTCTACGAGTTGGACAATACGCCAATTCAAATTGGCTGGCTGAGTAAGCTCCAACGTGAGCATCACGAATCTGGCAAGGCCCACATGGGAGCAATCGTTCCAACCCGTGGATTTTCCATTATGCAGGACGGATCACTGAAGCCGTCATTTGGCGATCCTCACATGGTTGGCACCGGCATCTATCATCATGCAATGGGCGCTCTTTCGCCAAACATTGGTCAACTTGACCGTTCCATGCCTTGGGCTGGTCCGCTTGAGCCTTTTGACATCCGACTTCGTTATGAAGTTGTTCCACACGCTCACAACACGATTCTCATCCAGCATAACTGGAATACCGGCAACTACCGCGTAGAAAATGGACAAATTGTCTGTGATGATCTTTCTGGCGATGTGAACCTGAGCCATGCCAAGCCTTATGACGGCCACGCAGTAGTCGTCCACGGTTGCAAAGATGGAAGCCTCGCAAAACTGGTTCTAGCCGACAAGATCACAACTAAGGCTTCCGAAACTAATAAGATTGAACCAAAAACGGTGGTTGAAGAACCTAAAAGCCTCACTGGACAAGAAGGCCAGCTTCCATCTGTTGGATTTCTCGCCTTCCGCATCAAAGGAGTTGTGGAGGCCAGTAAGGATCGCCTGACAGCCAAGAAGATTGCAGAGCAGCTTGGACTCAAGACCGAAGAAATCGTTGCCGCATGTTCCGAAACTGGAAGTGGATTGAAGGTTGCGGGACCGCCTAAATGGGTTAGCCTCGCATAATTATGTCAGACGCCACAAATACCCTTGAGTCCTATAATCCTCCCGTCGTAGATGACCGGGGCAAATTCCTTGACGAGCGAATCAAGGATGTTGGCGCTGCTCGAAGTCTTTGGTTTCGCCTTCAACAGGCTGATTTGAAGTCGAATCAGCAGATGGCAAAGGTTCAGGCAATGGTTGATGGCGCTCCTCCATTGGACCAAATGCAGCTTGCCAAGCAGGGTCTAGCATACATGTCCAACTTCAATCCAGGCGATGCCAAAGCCGTTCTGGATACATCTCTTGCTGCGTTCTATGACCTCATCTCTGGCACCGAAAGCCTGATTGACCTTCGCACTAAATATGGTTCCGAACAGGAACGTCAAGAATGGTCGCAGAAGATGAGTTTGAATATGAGCCGCGTTATTCGTCGCTGGCCTCAGTTCAACTTCAAGTACAGCTACATCCCGCACTACATGGTTCTCCACGGTGTTGGTATTGCTTACTTCCAAGACCCTCTCAATTGGGAGTGGGACGTAACAAATCTTGCCTACTTCAAGATTCCACGTCAGACACGCGCTAACGAAGCTGAAATCCAATACGCCTGCCTCAAGAAGCTAGAGAATCCAGCCGACTTGATGAAGTACATCAACATGGGCGATATTGCTGATGAGCAAGGCTGGGATCGTGATCAACTCAAGAAGGCGATTATGAACGCCTCAGAGCAGATTCCAGACATGCTTAACTGGATGGAATGGGAAGCTC